ATAAATGCGTGTTTTACGTGCTCAATGAGGTTTTGCCCATTGAATCGATGGTTATAACCGCGCGAAACACGCTTGTGGCTAGGCAAAACGCTAGGGCGATAGCGGTGAACTGCTTCAAAAGTAGCGTTAAATTTTCGCTAAAAAGGATAAGCGATGAAGAGTTTAACGCGTGGAATAATGAACAAGAACTTTCTTTTGTTCAAAATTTATTAAACTTAAAAGATCTATTTAAACGGTAAAAAATATGAAAAATCTAATAAAAGCGGTTCTTGCGGTAATGAATGAATGCAAGGGTGTTGACAAATCAATGACGGTAGGGGGCGGAAACTCTTCATATAAAGGGGTTTCCGACAAAGATGTTAAGTTAAAGATAGGCGAATCAATGGGCAAGCATGGTCTTGTCATATTTCCAATTGGTATAGAGGAAAAAACACAAATAGACAGGTGGGAGGCAAAAGATTATAACGGCAATCCAACCACAAAACAAAGCGTGTTTACAAATGTCGTCACAAAATACCTCCTAGCTCATGAAAGCGGTGAAAGTATTGAGGTTTGTGGGTATGGTCATGGTGTTGATGTTCAGGATAAGAGCGCTGGGAAAGCGACTACATACGCCTTAAAAAACTATCTCTTGTATCAGTTTTTAGTTGCCACGGGTCACGTTGATGACACTGATAGAGAGCACTCTGACAATATAGATATTCCTCAAGCAGCAAATGTTGGCGGCAATTTAAAAGAAGCGTTCTCAGCTGAGAAACTAAAATATTGCGCATCGGAAAAGGATTTGATGGCTTACTACAATAGCTTGTCGGAGGCTGAAAAAACAAAAAACAGAGACCGATTTAGCGAGCAAAGGAAAATCATAAACAAAACAGTTTAAGGCATTTATCCTATTTTGAATTTAGAGAATTATGAAGGAAATATTTAAATACTTACAAGAATGTCAGGTAGAAGGGAAATATGTTTCTGCTGTTTTTGGCAGCAGATTTGAGTTTAAAATATACGATTGCGATATTAAAGAGATGATAAAATATAAAGTTAGAGAATTAGCTGGCGGAAGCACACAAACAACATTACGTTTATTTGGCTTTATATGCTGGGCGTGTTTAAGAGCGAAAAATAGCGGATGGTTTAGACTCTTTGGTATTGGAATTACTTGGACGCAAAATAGTATTACACCGATGTTTAGTAAGCGAATTGGTAAATATAAAAAAATTACAATAGGAAATTATAGGTATGGGTATTTGAAGCCTTGCCTACAATGACAAGTGTATGTGCCGTGCTTGTTGTGAACTTTATTAACGGCTACAAACTTTAATTGCATGGCATCATAATACGTGTTATGCTTATTTTATTAACATGAAAATAGAGGCAGAACTTCAACAAATAGTAGTTAGCTCAAAATCTGAAAGGCTATTACGTTTACCAAAACAATATAGGGGTGCTTATATTTTATCAGCACTTCCTTCTGAATACACGGATGGAACAGAAAATATATCTATAATTTTAAATAATAGTTATGATGGAGACAATGAAGATATGGATTTATATATGGATTTGACCAAAAAAGAAGCTATTCAATTTGCAAAATGTTTAATAGCAATAGCTGAAAGTATTGATTAAGCATAACGCACGATTGTATGTGGTCGCGTAGTGCCATCATACATTGTGTTGTGTGATGGTGATTTTTTAACCTAAATGAAAATAAATAATAAATTTATTAGAAAACGCATTGACTTCTAATATTATTATTATATATTTACATCATACTTAAAGACAAACACATGACAATTCAAGATTTAAAAGATAGCAAAAACGAAATTTTAGAAAGAATATCTGAAATTGGAAACACACAAAAAACCAAAGAAATTATGCAAGCAATGTTGAACCTTGTAAATGGAAACATGTGTGATGCTGACAACGCTGTTGATTTAGTTGATGAGGTTGTTGAAATGTCTACTTCGTATCAAAAAACATTTGCCCCATCTCTTTGGGGTAACGGATGTAAGTATAGCACTCAAGCCGAGTATCAAAGAAGTTGTTTAGGTTCAAAATTTAACTAATAAAGACATGAAAAAAGAAACATTCACAATAGTAAAAAAAGGAATGGATACACATTACGACACTAACGACCAAAGATTTTATGGCGGTACTTGGGAAAGAACGCTAGACTCGAAATCATACCTGGAAATGTTAATATCAAATAGCCCTGAAAAATTTGAAGGTTGTGAAATACAAGACAACAAATCGTAATGACTGACCACCAAAAATTTAAAGCCCTACTAGATGAAGTAGGGCTTACTCGTGAAGACTTTGCCGAGTTAATGGGTATGAAATTCACTTCAATGACTAATCAGCTCGCACCTGCTAAGGATTTACCAAAATGGGCTAAGTCTGCTTTAATAATAGTTGATAGGCTAAAGCTTATAAATGAGCAATAAAGCGAACTGGCACACAACGGTTGGGCTATGTGCAGTTGCCCTTGTAGAAACTTTAAATATTGCACTAACCTAAATTGGGCAATTGCATACAGCCTGTGTTATGCCCCGTAATTGTTTAACTTATTAATCTTAAATACAATGAATTATCAAATTATTAAAGACAAAGAAAAGCTACTGAAATTTATTGAATGGCTTCCTGAATTGCAAAATGGGGAGGCTTATTATTGCTGCCTTTTTGCACGTTCAAAATATTGTAAAGATGTTGCTCATATTAGCTCGGATAAACAACAGTTAAAAAGATTTACTTCGACTAAAGAGTTTTTGTTTGAAAAAATACAGCAATTAGAATGTGAAGTTGGCAGTTACTTTCAAAAGCATAATCCAATACCACAAGAAGCACTTGCAATTTATATTAACCCAAACCCAAGAAGCTACGAGAAAGCCGCAAAGAATGGATTAATAAAACTTGCTGAACTAATTACAAAACCTTACGGTGGATATAACCCACACCAAGAATTAATGAGCGAAATACAAAAGGCTTGTAGTCGAAAAGTGTATTTTGATATTGATTTTGATGGCGTTGAATTGGAAGTTGTTAGAAATAGAGCAATTGAACTTATAAACGAAGATTGTTTGCATTTTTTACAAACAAGGGGCGGTTTTCATTTACTTGTTGAGTTGTCAAAAATTAATAAGCAATACGAAAAAACTTGGTACAAATCAATTTCATCTATCGAGGGAGTTGATATTAAAGGGGACAATATGGTTCCTGTTATCGGATGCTACCAAGGTGGATATGTGCCGTCTTTTTATGGGGCATAACGGTTAGGCGGTTGGCGTTCGTTGCCGACTTTGGAACACAAAACTTTCACTTTAAAAATAAATTTGATATGGAAAACAAAACTTCAATTAACCACGAAGACGGCAATGACGCTAACCGCTTGTTAGCTGCTGGGCTTTTTGATTTACAAGAATTTCACGGATGGCCACCAACAACAGTAAACAATTATTTTGAAGAGAAAGGGTGGGAAATGATTGATTGCTTTAATGATTATAAATGGGCTTGGGTAAATCATTCTCTTAATAAATCTATTGTTGCAAAAACTGAAATGGTAGATGAAGATGCTTTGGGAAATGAAATGATAGTTGATATTTGGTGGTATGATGGGATTTATTCAGAGCCTTGCAGCTAACACCGATATATCCCAATGTGGTTATATTGGTGGATAACCCAAATGGAATAGTACTATCTGATATTGGAATAATGAAAGATATATTTGTTGACATCGGAATAACAAAAGGCAGCGCGGTAGTAATGGTGGACCACGAAAACAAAAGTATTGCCGTTTTAAAAAGGTTTTGCGCAGGCGAATTAATAGATCTCTTTTTAACCGAAAAAGGCACTATTTTCATCGAGGACAGTAATTTAATCAAAGGCAGTTGGCACGGAGCAACTTCGCGCGAAAATGTTGGTAAAAATAAAGGCTTTTCATCCGCTATTTTCCAAATTCTAAACCACAAAGGAATAACTATCAAACCGCTAAAACCAAGCGGTTATAGTAGTTTCTTTGAAAAACACAAACTAGAAAAAATTTTCAAGAACAAGCCAAAAAAAACAAACACCGACCAGCGCGCAGCTCTAGCAATGGCATTACTACATTCATCAAGCCCAATTCAAAACTATTTATTTATTTAGAATGATTATAAATTACATTATTTTGTAACTATTTATGTAACTATTTGCATGTTATTAAAGTATAATATAATATATTTGAGTAGCAAGCTAAAACAAGTTCAGCACACACGGTTATAAGAAAAGAAATAGAATCTTTAAGCAAATGAGAAAAGATGCTAAAATAGTTCGGAAAGTTTTAGAAATTAGCCAGAACAGTAGGGATGATGTTAATGAGTTATACGCCTGCTATTTGGGCGAAAAAGGCTTTAATGTTTTTTCCCTTGCCTATATTGACATTGTAAAATACATAGCACAGGGGCGTATAAAATCAATAGAAACCATCTCTAGGCTCAGTAGGTTAGCCCAGCAGAAACATATAGAACTGAGAGGCAAGGAGTGGGGGCGAAGACAGAATCAGGCACGAAAAGTAAGCAACCAAATAATAAATAATGAATATGAATAATCAACTATCTATCACCCTAGAAGGTGTTTTATTAGACAAAATGGAGGTGCAAAATGTTAGCCCAACTTTCACAAAGCAAGATTTCGTTTTGCAGGTGGAAACAAATAATGGCAAGGAGGTGTTTTTCGATTTCGTGAAAATTACGGCTTCAAAAATAATTCCAGCGCTGGAAAATATCCCGACAGGCTCGAATGTCCGTGTTTTCGTGAACATAAAAGGCAACAAAGTGGAGAAGTTTCCAAACACAAGCTATTTCACGAATTTAAACGCTTGGAAAATTGAACAGATATGATAGGCGAAATTATCAAAATATATCTAAATGGCGAAAGAGAAGAGCTGTTCAGCCGTGTCGGTGATTTTACATTTGGTGAAATAGTGTCTTTTAAGGCTGAAACAAATGTATCTATTTACGGGATTAAGCGCATTTTCTACGTTGTTAAGCCTGTTCACGAGGTCGTTAAGCCGAAAAAAGTAATAGACGCAAGATTCGTTCAATTCACTGAGCCTCCAACGGTATTCAAAAGAATTGTTTTAAAAGATTATTAACGGATAGTAAAAATTACTGAAGATGACACGGCACATTTTAAAAACAAGACACTTCAAGATTTGCCTCGTAATTGGATGCGGATATTGGAAAGATGCTTATCTGAAAGATAATATAGGCATCGAGGGAGTTACGCACAATTTAATACTGCCATTTCTCCGCATACAATGGGGGTATTTAGTAGCAGAAAAGGAGTAATGGTTACTATCCGCTAACGTTCCGAGTATTGCCGTTCGTTGCGGATTTAGAATTACAAACTTTCAAAACAGATAAAACATGAATACAGAACAAAACTTTCAAAATAGCACAGAAGCCAGCAATGACGTTTTTCTTGGTTTCTTTTCGATACTATGGGTGGTTGCTTTGGTATTATGGGTAACATTTGTAATAAAAGGAATGATTACTGAAATGTGTATTGCAAATGCTTTTATGTGGATTGGTGTCTTTGGTCGCAGCTGGTCAAAAAATGGCAGCTAACGTTTTGCAGCTACACGCAGTAGCCGAAGCAGGCAACAGCATATCTATGATTTGAACGCAAACGAATTTTACAACGAATTAATGAAACTTAATTAACGTGAGGGTATATCTGAACCATTTTCTAATGCCGTGCGACAAAATAGTGGCGCGGCATATAGCCACAATAGATGAGGGAAAGCACCATTACGACAGTGAGAGCAAGATGTACCATTACGAGATACAGAAAATAACGCCTTTTGTAGATGTTAAAATTTTAAAGGTAAAAGAGAAGCTATGTTGAGCCCCAGCAGAATGGGTAAGATCACTGGGTCAAGCTGCCATATCTTATTTCCCAAGAGAGAAAACAAAACAACACAAGAGAGCTATGCCATGGAACTAGCAATCGCTAAGCTTTTTAACTATCGGCAAAACGCATCTTCTTGGCAGATGGACCATGGGCACACACGCGAAGCAATGGCAATGGATATATTTAGAAATACCTACCCATTTGCCTATTTCCCTGAATTCAAAAGCCTTGGAGAATACGGAGGATCAGCAGACTGCATGATTCCAGACGAAGATTTTGGGGTTGACTTCAAGTGCCCGACTAGCTTAGAAAAGTGGCTATCTTACCTAAATGGCGTAGACCACCAACAGGAGCGACAGGCTCAGATGTATATGTGGTTGTATGAAAAGCCAAAATGGAAGATCATCGCGTTTTTAAATGAAACCAACTTTATGATAGATAGCGGAGAAGCATACCCAGTCCCCCCTGGAAAAAGGTTTATTGTTTGCGAAATTCACAGAGACCCGTTGTTTGAAGCGCAAATACAAGAGCGTGGTGCCATCCTTTTAAAACGAAGGGATGAAATCATTGAAGAGCTTAAAATAAAATTAAGTATTTAAAATATACGAGGTAAAAACTAACCGTTTTTAAGCCGCAAGCCCCTCGTTAACACCAGTAGAGAAGGTCTTTACTGGTGTTCTTTTGAATTATAAAAAAAAAGACTTATATTTGAATAGTTGTAGCAGCGACTAGTAACGATACTGGCAATGATAGGTGCAATGCCTAGAACCGCCATTAAAGCCAATGGATGCTGCTACATCTGTTGGCTTTTGTCATTTTGCGCCATATAGCAAATATAAGGGTGAAAACTTTTAAGACGCTCCCCCAAAGGTTTATCAAAACTATTTTAAATTATAGGCATGGACGCAAAGCACTTTCCTCTATAAGCCAAAACCAAGCGAGAAACTCATTCGACAGCTGTTATAGGTAATAGGAGATGCTTAATCTTCTTAGGGGGTAGGGGGTTAAGCACTTTCTATTACCTTCCTTCACTCAAATCTATTCTCTAGCTGTTAGCTGTTAGCTGTTAGCTGTTTTTTCTCAATTAGAATTTTCACGAATTTTCACGAATTTTCATAAAACACTATTTAGAACCTTTTTAAATAAAAATTGTATATTTGTTTAGAATCAATCTAAATAGATATGGCTAACCCAGTAGGTAGACCCAGAGGCATAAAATCACCCGAATTACTTTGGGAGCTTTTTTTAGAGTATAAAAAAGAAGTTAAATCAAAACCTTTTCTCGTTCATGACTTCGTGGGGAAAGATGGAATTTCTGTTTACAGAGAAAAAGAGAAGTGCTTAACCATGGAAGGCTTCGAAGATTTTATAGTAGAAAGCCCAAAAACAACAATAACTTTTGCGGATATTGATCCATATTTAAAGGGAGAATACGAGGAATATTCCTTAATCTCTGCGCGTATAAAGAAAAGAATACGTGAAGATCAGATCACAGGAGGCATGGCAGGGGTGTATAATGCTAACTTAACAGCTCGACTTAACGCGTTAAGTGAGAGCCAAAATATTGACATCACAGAGAAGCGCAAAACAGCTTTAGAACTATTTCCCGAAATTCCTGAGATAGATGGCGAGAGCGATTAATCCAAATTTTGTCGCATTAGTACAACATTTTAAAAGCCCGAAAACAAAAGGGCTAATCATGCAAGGGTCGTCACGATCAGGCAAAACAATATCATGCGTTGACTTCGTGATATGGTACTGTATAAACAATAGCGGGAAAACTATCAACGTGGTCAAGGAAACTTATAATGAGTTCAAAACCACTTTATACGATGATTTTAAAAAAAGGCTTGATGATTTTGGGCTTGACAATCCATTCAAGAGACGGCAAGAAGTTTCCACTTTTAAGATATTCGGCAACAAGATAAATTTTCTAGGGGCAGATAACGAAAAAAAAATACACGGAGCTGGGTGTGATGTGCTTTGGGTGAATGAGGCAATACACGTATCAAAGAAAGTATTCGACCAAGCGGAAATGCGATGCCGCGATTTTTGGTTCATGGATTTTAACCCATCCGCAACGAGCCATTGGATATTTGACAGCGTGGAGAAAAGGGAGGATGTGAGAACTATAAAAACAACATATAAAGACAACCCATTTATATCCGCAAGCGAGCGTGGCAAAATACTTTCATACGAGCCCACGGAAAAGAATATTCTGCAAGGCACAGCGGATGAAACGATGTGGAAGATCTATGGGTTAGGAGAGAAAGCCGAGATCAAAGGTCTTATTTTCAATAAGTGGACCACTACCAATGAGCCAATAACAGAGGGATATTACTATGGCTTAGACTTTGGGTACACCACCGACCCAACCGCGTTGGTTAAATACAAGAAGGAAGGCAATAATATATTTTGTGAGCTGCTAATATACGAGCCAATACCCGAGCCAAGTCTACTAATTCAGAAGCTTGAAGAATTAAAAATTGAAAAACACATCCCAATTATTTGCGATAGTGCGGATAGGTATGTGAATGAGTGGGGCGTGAAGAATTATGTTAACAGCCTACGCGAGGCAGATTATGAAGCCTCAAAAGTTTCCAAAAGAAAAAGCGTCATGTATTGGTTGGGAGAAATGCGTACATGCAATATTGTTGCATTTAAAAATAATTTATGTACATTGGCGGTTAAAGAGCTAGAAAATTATCGAATGCAAGAAATTAATGGCATTTCAATTAATAAACCAATTGACAAAGACAACCACTTCATTGACGCTTTACGCTATGCCTTCATGTCCGACACCGAAAGTTTCATCTTATGATTTTAGAACTAGGCAAATTTAAAATGCAATGGGGGTTGAGCGATTCGGCTCGAATGCTTCGCGAAAGTTCGTTTTCAAGATTTGGCTCTACTCTTTTTGCTATGAATAACGAAGCTTTTTTAAACGAAGGCTACGTAAGCAATTCAGATGTTTTCTCGGTGGTCCAAAGAATTATAACCGTGTACACTTCCCTCGACTGGATAGTGGAAGAAAAGACCGCTGATGGATGGGTAGAATTGACAGGCACACCCGTTCACGAATTGATCGAAGCGCCAAATAAAGCTAAAGGATACTCAATGGATGACATTGAGCAGATGCTATTGATCTACTACCTATGTACTGGAAATGCTTACCTATATGGTGAGAGAGCGCTAGGGCGTATAGCTGAGATAGACGTTTTGCCAGCGCAATACATGGAAATCAAAGGTTCTAAAAACTTTTTTGAGCCTAACCTAAAATACACATTCAAAAACTACGGAAAAAACGAAACTATTGAAAGCGAGAATATCGCGCATTTTAGGTTTTTCAATCCTTTGTATTGCGAGAGCTTCTACGGTCTATCACCATTGCAGGCGGCAGCTAGAGTGGTGCAGACCTCCAATGATAAGTGGATAGCTGATAGTGTCCTTTTGCAAAACAAAGGTATGATCGGTATGGTGACAGATAAGTCTGAAATCGCCATGACGAAAGCGGAGGCTGAAAAGATACAGGCTTCATTTAATAGTGAAGTAGGTGGGGCAAGCAAATTTGGTCAAGTCAAAGTTTCAAATAAGAACTTGAGCTACATCCCTATGTCGCTTTCTTCGTCTGATTTGGAGCTAATTCAAAAGGGGTATGTTACGCTAAGGGCGCTATGTTCTGTTTACGGGCTAGACTCATCGCTATTCAATGATCCCGAAAATAAAACCTACAACAACAGAGTTGAGGCAGAGAAGGCGATGTATTCAAACTGCATCATGCCTTTAGATGCTAAGATAAGCGCAAAGCTAAACCAGTTCATAGTTCAAGACCTTATGAAAGGGCGAAATGTGCGAATGAGGAAGAATTTTGACAACGTGGAATGCTTGCAAGGCAATTACAAAGAGCAGGCAGACGCATTGGTAAGCCTTTCCGCCAGTGGAATTATAACCACAGAGCAGGCAGCTACGGAGTTAGGTTATGAATTTCAACAACCACAGCAACAAAATGAAGAATCTAACAGGATATAAAATCAAAAACTTTGACCTGACCGTCAAAGATTTAGACATAAAAACAAGACGCGTAAAAATAGCGCTTTCGGCTTTCGATATAATTGACAGTGATAATGACCTAATTCGAAAAGGCGCATTTGCAAAGTCATTGATGGAGCGCGGACCATCAAGCCAAACAAATAGAAAGATAGCTTTCCTTCGTTACCACGACTGGGAGCAGCAAATAGGGAAGTTTGTTGAGCTAACTGAAACGGACTATTACTTGGAAGCTGTTGCCGATCTAGGAAGAAGCACAAAAGGGAATGACGCTTTAATGGACTACCAAGATGGGATCATTACAGAACACTCAATAGGCTTCAACTACCTTCGCGACAAGATGGAGCTAGTGGGCGAAGGGGAAAAACAACACTATGAAATAAAAGAGTTAATTCTTTGGGAAGGTAGCGCGGTAACATTTGGAGCAAACGAACTAACACCCACCCTAGATGTTAGCAAAGGCAACCACGAAGAACTAATTGAAAAAGTAAATAAAAAAATGGCGGGACTAATCTCCGCTTTAAAGAATGGCAATGGAACAGACGAGCGCCTTTACTCTATTGAGATGGGGTTGAAGGTAGTGCAAGAACAATACAACTCACTAATTAATCACAAGCCGTTCATTAAGAGCACTTTAGATGAAAAAGTCGAGGTTATTAAAACAAATAATAATTTCTATTTAAACCTAAAGTAAAACAAAATGAACTGGAAAGAATTTATTGCCCAAAAAGGCATTACAGAGCTGGACAAGAAGTCAGCAGAAGAGCTTGCAGTATTGCACAGCGAGTACATAGAAGAAGGTCGTAAGGAGCTTATGAAAGCTATCGAAGCGAAGGCAGACGCTCAGATAATTCAAGACATTAAGTCTAACATGGACGAAAGTGTGGCGAAGATGTCTAAGAATGTTTTCGATGCTATGAAGGAGATGGAATTGCGTTTGGCGAAACAAAACAAAGGCAATGGTGAAGTAGTTGAGAAATCAATTGAATCACAACTATTAGCAGCGAAAGACAAATTAGCAGATTTAAAAGCTAAGAAGTCTGGTTCGGGATTATCTATCAAGGCACCAGCGACAATGTTACGCGCGAACATTACAGGGCGTGCAGTACCTGAGCAGTACCTTTCGGGAATTGACTCATTACTTGATAGACGCGTTCGTTTACTTGACATCGTTTCAAGAGGAGTTGCGACTACCGATGTAATCAAATGGGTTTCGGAGGCTTCAAGAGATGGTGCACCTGGTCAAACAGCAGAGGGGGCATTAAAAGCTCAAATCGACTTTGATTTAGTTGTGACATCGGAAGTATTGAAGAAAACTACCGCGTGGATCAAAGTATCAGATGAGATGATTGAGGACGTTCCTTTCATCATGTCGGAAATTAACAACCACCTTCAAACACGCTTATTGTTAGCTGTTGAAGATCAAGTGTATTCGGGTGATGGTACTGGTGAAAACCACAGAGGCATTAAAACTGTCGCTACGGCATTTTCTGCAGGCGCAAGGGCTAATCAAGTTGATAATGCAAATGAGGCGGACGTATTAGCAAGGGCTATCGAGCAAATCGAGGTGATTAACCAAGAGATGCCTAACTACATCTTGTGTCACCCATTCGACATCAACACATTGAAGTTTATCAAGAACTCAACCACTGATCGAAGATATGTTGACAGGTTACAGATCATCGCAGGTGACTTATCATTGGATGGCTTACCTATCATCAAGTCAACTTTAGTTCCACAAGGAGAGTACTTGGTAGGCGCGTTCAATCTTGCGAACGTTTATTCTAAAGGCGGGATCGACTTAGAGATGGATAGAGAAATGGATGACTTTACCAAGAACTTAGTAACAATCCGTGCGGAGTGGAGAGGTCTCACATTGGTGAGAAACAACCACAGAAGCGCATTTGTTAAAGGTGTCTTTGCTACTGATAAAACAGCTTTAGAAACTCCATAATACTAACGGGGGGCGTAAAAACCCCCTTTTATAACTATGCAAGAAAAAATAATATACGGAACAGGCAAGTCAAAGCACATGCCTTTGGGAATGAAAACAAACAGTTACGAGCCGCAAGCATCTTACTTGGTTGAAAAAGGTTATGCCTCATTCGAGCCAGTAAGCGAAGATGTTAAAGTTCCTAACCAAAAAACCATAAAAAAGAAATGATAATAACGTCCGCAGATTTCAAAGAAGGGGTTCACAAAATCGCCTTCGACCAATACACTAGGCTGGATTTAGAGGACTTAATTTCAAAAGAAGAAAGCAATCTAATGGTTAGACTATTGGGAATTGATCTGTGGCCGCTATTTCAAGCAGACTTGGTAAATGGAGTGCCGCAAACTCAAATATACATTGACCTATACGAGCCTTTCACTATCGAAATAGGTGGGTGCTTGGTAATTTCAAAAGGAATCAAAGAATATTTGAAAGGTGCTATTTACTTCTTATACATGCGTGAGGTGGCGATCAAGGCAACTCCCAACGGAGCTGTGAAAGCAAATCACGAATTGTCAACAACATTAACAGGCAACACATACGCAAGCGTACTGAAGCTAAACGAATCAAGAAACACAGGAATCTCTATTCAGATTTTAGCGGACAGCGAGCCAACTATCTATCCAACATTCAAAGGGTACGAGCTAATGGAGGGCGAATGGTTATGAGAACGAAAACACTATTTGACCAAGCCATAAGCGGTGAAGCTATAAGCGAGATATTGAACTTCCAAGAGCAGGATGCACGATTTCTAATACAATGCGATGGCGCAGGCGTTATTTTGTATGTTGAAGAAAGCATTGATCAAACAATGTGGTCGCCAATGTGCGACAGCAACACTCTGCTAGAATACTATGCGGTCAACGGGCAAATAGCTATAAAAGATAACTACTTCATGGGCAAATACATGAGGTTGAGAGCAGTAGGAAGTGGTAATTTGAAAGCTTTAATAGGTTATAAAACTAAGCCATGAGCGAGAGCGATTTAAGAAAACAGCAGAAGGTAGTAGTAACTGGGGCGGTGAGCATCATTCCCGAGCCATTGCCAGTACTTGCTAGTGTGGTAGAAGTGCCATCTAGTGACGTGCCTGTTTTGTTAAGTGCTCAAAATTTGGGCAGAAAAGAACTTATAATAGTTAACGATGGCGCTTACGACCTTTTTGTAAAATATAACTCAATACCATCTCTTACCAACTGGTCATTTAAGTTGAAGAGTGGCGACACTACGGTGATTAAAGGAATAGCGGTGGCGGTATATGGTGTATGGGAAGAAATAAACGGAAAAGCATTAATAACTGAGATATGACACAGATTATACGCGACCCGAAAGGGCAAGAAATCTTATTAGAGGCACAGGCGCAAAACCTAGAGCTGCAAACGCTAAACACGCAAGGAGCTAAGGAAAGTAAGCAAGATTTGATGATCGCTGCCATTGAAAACATTGGTGGAGGTTCGGCAACAACGGCAACAGAAACTAGCGTTGCTCAAAACGTGGCAAGTGTTGTTTTGAAAGCCGCCAACGTGAATAGAAAAGGTTTGTTTATTAGAAACAATTCACAAAAAAACAACCACATTTTGTATATCTCTTATTCAGGCACGGCAACGAATGCAGCACCAACGGCATTAGCAAAAGGAGATGAATTGATAGAAGAAAATTACACAGGTGTAGTTAGTGGCATTTGGTCGAATGCTGGTACTGGTGCAGCTCTAATTCGTGAATTAGTATGATCATAAGCCGAGACATAGCAAGGCAGATAGCTCTATTGCCGATAGTAAGCACTAGAGTCGAAATCCCAGCAGCTAACACTAGCGCGCTGCTTGTTGCGGCAAATAATTCGCGGCTTGACGTTACTTTGGTTAATCGGTCTAATAAAAGCTTATGGATCAGCTATGGGGAGGCGGCAACAAAAAAAGACATTCTAATTAAATCGGCAACTCAAATTACCATAACCAACGTGAAGGCAGATATTTATGGGATTTGGGACAATGGACCAAACAACGGAGTAACCATATTTGAAAACAGCGCAGGATGATTAACAACAACACGTGCATGATTAGCAAGGAAGTAGTAGTGCCAGCTCAGGTGGGTACTTACTCAGAGATTCTGTCTTTTCCCTACGAGATAGGTCTATTGCGCGCTAAATGGTTTAACAAGGTATCATTTGGCGGTGACCTTGTTAAGGTTGAGATAGCGCCAAATAGTATTATAGGAGTACTTGCCGCGAATGCCGTGACAGGCTCTAATGAACTACTCTGTTCCCCAACTGTAATGGCGAATATAAACATAGGCTACTGCATTAATATAGGAGGTCAAGACCTTGGCGCAGTGATAGAAATATTGGCTGGGGAAGACAAAATAAAAACAGAAAACAATCTAAGTGCCGACCTATACGCTGGGGCTTATGTCTTTCAAACAATTAAAGTGGTGCCGCGCCTTTATTTAGATGCGGTCGATAGCATGATGGTGCTGGAGGGAGATGATGAATATTTGATACTTCCAAAAAACACCCCGCTAGTGATATCATACACGAATAACAACGGGTTCGAAAAGACCTATTCTGTCAAACTTGAATACAAATACTGATGCTGATAGATGTTCATAATATACTAGCCACTATACTGTACCAGCCTAGACCGTTACAGTACACCACAGTACAGCAGGGTATATCTACAACAGACATAACTGTTAAGGATGTGTTTTGGGTTCGAGCAGGAAAAGAGATAGATATTGATGGCATTAAATATTTGGTGAAAGAAATTAACGGGAGTGTTATAACTGTTTTTGGCTTAGTAACACCAACACTTATAAAAGCAAACCAGCCAGTTTACTTGAATGGCACGATCCCACAGGCAAATAGTGAAAGGGTAAACATACAAGATAAGAGCAGCAACACACCATTAGTGTTCAATTACGAGGTGTTTGATGAAGACTATGGCGACAAAAACAGCAATGAGGTAGAGATGGGTCTAGTGCTTTTCTTTTTAGATGAATCAAAATTCAGCGCAACAACTGGGGAGTACTACTCCGATGTAATTGGTCCCATGCGCGTGCTTGCTGAAAACTTTCTTAACAATTTGCAAAAAGCAAAAGGAGTTAATGAAGTAGCAAGTATTGAAATTAGAAACCACACGCGGTTTGCGAATTACTCAGATAAGAATGGATATGAAAATATATTCCTTAGTGAAAATCTTTCAGGCGTAGAAGTGCGCTTTGATCTTTTTCTTTCAAAAACAATAAAATGTAAATGTTAAACTAAACTAAATAAGTAAAATGGCTCTATGTAAATGCGGTTCAGGCTTGGGAAATACGGGTATCCCTTCTTGCGTACAAGTACCCGAAAGAATTTCAACACTATTCCCTGTGTCGAAGTTGAAAAATGATGGAACGCCTAATAGCATTCCAGTTGGAACTACTATCGATCAAACTTTCCTAGATGGAAAACTTTCAGCGGTTGATCCATTTGTAAGATGGGGCAAAATTGCGAATTTCGAACAGGTAGAGAATGTTCGTGCTGAAAACGAAGTTGAGGAGAGCGATGGTATATCTCGTAAAACGGCTGATGGTTTAAAAACTTTCACAGGTCGTATCTACGATGGCGCAAGCAAGCAGTTTGCAGATATCTTAGACAACATGGGTTGCTCTGAAATGGGGTTCTATATTGCGGACATTGACGAGAATTTGGAAGTTCAGCTAGACAAAACACAGCTATTAATGTTACCTGCTTATGTGGAGCGTGGCACATTCTCAGCTATCTACGTAGAGGCGACAAGAACGTCAAGACCTTACATCAATGTTACTTTCTCTTGGTCTCGCTATTTGAAGGACGGGGATTCTTACATAATACCTTCCGATGAAATTACTGCTGACTTGGGGACTAGAGCGCTAATCGATGTAACGATTTCAAACCCAACGGCACTTACTACTACTTCGGTAACATTCGATGCTAAAAGCAAATTCGGAACGGCAAACAACAGAGCTGTAAAAGGACTTCCAGTAACAGCATTTGAGGTTTTCAATGTAAACACTTCTTCGGTGGTGCTTCCTACCGTTGCGGTTGAGAACACGGATGGAAATTATACGCTAACATTCCCAGCGCAAACGATAGGTAATGTATTGATCGTTAGATCAAGAAATACTGGCGGTGTGTACACGGTGAGCGGTTACGAGATCACTCCATTCACTAACGCGGCAATTGTTTAATGCTACGAATTGGCAACTTAACCATTGACCAGTCTATTTTAGTCGATATTAAAAAAAACGACTTTAAAAAAATGGTAGGTGGCTCTTTGAAGATAGACTTTGAAGAGGCGTGGAGGCTTGTTTTAGCGTTTAAGAATGAGCAGAGAAGCAAGTAAATGCAACAATGTTGCAATTAAATGATAAGTGTGTCCACTGAAATAAAACACCAAATTAAAAGAGTGCTTCGTTTGAAAGAAAATGAAGCACTTTTTTCTATTGGGTCGGAAAAAGAGATACAAGATCAAATAGTTGAGCTGAATACCTACGGGCAGCTATTCAAGGGAGTAGATAGTGAAGGAAAAGAGCTGGTGAATAGCGAGAACAAGCGAACCACGTACACGCCATTTTCACAAAGATTAAAAGCAATTCGTTTTCCTGCTGGTTTCCCAACGCACTACACACTACTAGATAGTGGGGCGTATTATGATAGCTTCAAAGTTAAAGCGACCAAAAAAGGGTACATTGAAATCAATTCACAACCAAAAAAGAAAGATGGCGACCTATTTCAGAAGTTCGGTGCAGAAATCGAGGGGCTTAATGATAAAAGTCTTAGCCTTTTGCAGGAAGATGTACTTGTTTTTTTATTGGCATACACAAAAACACAGATTGGTTTATAAATCAATCAAAGAAATGCCGATTCAGAAGTGGAATGACATTTACAAAACTGGTGATTTGCGCCATGTTTTGAAGTTTTACAAGCCTTTTGAGGTTGATTTTGAGCCGTATTGGCACGCCTTAAATGATGAATTTATAGAGATTTTCGGGCTAAAACCTAGTTTTTTAGAGCGTTTGAAGACAAAAAAGAAGCTAATATCATTGATTGATCGGTTCTTGCGAACAAAAGATCGTCTATTGCTGAATGAGATTGAAATAATGCAAAACAGCCTTATGAAAGTGAATGAGAAGGACGAAGGGATAGAAGATGTTCTTTCGGCTCTTGAAAAGCACTATAATACTGGTTTTGATTCAAACATGAGCGTGTACGACTTCTTTAGACGAATAAACTACCTACAAAATGGCGCAAATTAAACAAGAACAGCTATACCAAGCGGATATTTATAAGAATTTAATTGACAGTGCTAAATTAGCGGAGCAGGCTACTAAGGAGCTTGACACTAAGGTAGTTGCGCTTTCAAAATCATTCGCTGAAATAGCAAAGCAAACGGTTAAATTAGATTCAAAAAGCATTCAAGCACTTAACAAGGCGTATGAAGGCAGCACCAAAACGCTTGAAAAGTCTATAAAAATTGATAAGCTAAAATTAGAGGCGCAAACAAAGTTAGAGCAATTACGGCAGCAACAACTAAAAAGCAAAATACAACAGGAAGCGCTGGATCAAAAAGTAGTTGCTGGAATTATTCGCGAAACAAAAGAAACCGAAAGGCTGGTAAGAGAGCAGGAGAAGCAAGCAAGGGCATCTGAAAAGCAAAGTCGGGCAAGCGAGATCTTAAATAATGCTTTCAAGAAACTTGAAAGGTCAACCAATGAGGCGCGTGATAGGTTTAGGACACTTGCGGCAGAGCAAGGTCTTAACTCCAAAGCAACTATACAGGCAAGGCAGGAGTTTGAGAGGCTTGATGGTAAATTAAGGGCGATAAATACGCTTGCAAAGGATGGGAAGAATGATGTAGGGCGCTATGGGATAGCTTTTAATGGGTTAAAAAGCAGCCTTTCGGATGTGGCTGGGGCGTTTGGCATTGGCACAGCAATAGCATTAGTCGGGGCAAGTTTAAGAGATGCCTTTAATACGATTAAAGATTTTGAGTTTTCGCTTTCAAATCTTCAAGCCGTTCTCGGGGTAAGTAAAGCTGAGATGAAAAGCCTTAACGATGAGATTTTAAGGCTAGGCAATTCAACTAAATTTAGCGCACAGGAGGTTGCAAATGCCGCGACAGAACTTGCGAAGCTTGGTTTTACAGCTAATGAAATAGAGGCTTCATTGGAAGGTGTGTTAAATGGCGCAATAGCTCTAGGGGCTGAAATTCCAGACGTTGCGGAGTTAACATCTAAAACCATTCGTGCTTTTGGATTAACTGCAGAAGATACCGAAAGGGTAGTTTCAACATTAGCGGCATCAGCTAACAAAACGGCTACTGGTTTTGAGTTCTTTGCGGATTCATTGCCGTATGCCTCAACCGCTGCAAAACAACTAGGATTTTCAATAGAGCAAACAGCCACTTTCTTGGGAGTGTTGGCAGATAATGGTTTAAAATCATCTACTGCTGGGGTTTCTTTGCGTGATATTTTCACAGATCTAAGCGTAAAGGGTCTAACGCTAAACCAAGCGCTTGACAAGATCAAGAAATCGACAGATAAAAGTAAAACCGCGTTTGAGCTATTCGGGAAAACATCATCTAGTGCCGCGATCATTTTAGCTGATAACAAAGATAAGTTTGAAGACCTTACCAAGGCTATAACTGGTCAAGAAGAAGCGTTGCAGAAATTGGTTGAAGTAAGAAGTGACAATTTACAAGGCGATATTGAAAAGCTATCAAGCGCGTGGGATGGGTTTATTTTAGGCGTTGTAAATGGTGAGGGGGCATTAGGTAGTTTCTTTAGAAGTTTTACGCAAGGAACGACAAGTTTTATAAGCAATCTAAACAGAGTTTCGTTAACAACAAAGGTTCTTCTTGGAAATTTTAAAAACCTAACTACCGTTGACTTTAAAAGTTTTACAGAAAGCTTTAGGCTTGATAACGGTAAAGATATTAGTGTATTTTTAAAAGAAACTGGGTTTGAACTTGATAAACTAACCAAAGCTTTCAACAACACAAAAGCATCTTTTGGTGAGCAAAATGGCATTAAATTCTTCAAATCAAAAGAAACGGAACAACTTATCTTTGTAAATAAATTACAGAAAGACTTAACAGCAAGCTTAGTGGCACAAGGCGAAAAACTAACTGATGCAGCAACGTTTTCACGCAAATACATTGAACTACTTAAAGAGGAGGCAAAAAACAAAGAAGCTCTAAAAACTGAAACAAAAGAAAATATAATTATTAATGAAGATGAAGCGGAGGGTAAAAAAAGATTAACGGGCTTAATCGAAAAACAAGAGGACAAAATAAGAAAACTAAACGAGGCTTTGAAGGAATCTAAGAGAATAGGCGCGGAGGGGCAAAAAGGGACAATTAGACAGATACAGGCTGAAATTGAAGTTGCTCAAATTGAGCTTGATAGGTTGTTAGGGCGACAAAAAGAAGTTAAAACAGAAGCGGTAGAAGCGCCAAAAGATTTTACGGAAGAAAGGGTTGAGGCGTTGCGGAAATTGCGCCAAACTGAACTTGACATTGCAGCCAATCAAAAATTGAATGAAAACCAAAAACTAGAGGCATTTAAAAAATCGCTTTCTGAAAAAGAAGCTGCGGAAATTGAAGCTTTACAATTTAGTTTTGACAATCAAAGGGATGCGGCAAAGCAAACAATAGATGATGAAATAACATTAACGGCTGAACTTGAAAGGATAGAGTTAGAGAGAGGGGAGGCACTTGCGGACATAAAAGACAAAAACAGCAACATCATAAAAGAAAAAGAGAAGGAAGCGCTTCAAGAACGACTTGAATTGCAGCAGGCAGGGGTTGACTTGGCAGCAAAACTATTTCAAAAATCTTCTGAGAAAACAGTAAAAGCAATAGACCAGCAACTAAACGACTTATCTTCAAGAGCCGATTCCTTGCGCCAAAGCGCAGCACTAGGTAATGCGGAAAGCGTGGCTAGCTTGGCGTTGGCGGACAAGAAGCAAGCCGAATTAAACGCGCAAAAAGAAAAGGAACTAAAAAAACAAAAACAGATAGAGGCAGGTTTAGCAGCTTATAAGGTGTTTGCAGCTAAGACAGAAGCAGGCGACAAGAATGCTCTTGGCAGCACTTTGAAGGAATTGCTTTCACTAGACGCCTTTGTTGCCGCACTGCCTACCTTCTATTCGGGAGCGGACCACGTGGGCAGCGCTATGGGTGCGCCACATTTGAATACTCAAAAAGATGCTTATATTGCTAGGGTTGACAAGAATGAAAGAATAGTTGACCCAACCAACGCTGCTTTAATAGGTTATAACACTCCGAATAGCTTAGTAGGTGAGGTAATGAGCGATTTTAGGCGTGGTTTCTTGACTAGAGGTGATAGTGTTGCCCCTCCTGTGATAGTCAATATGCAAGGAATGGTGGTTAAGGAGCTGCAAACACAAAACGAGTTGCTAAAGAAACTACCTAACATGATGCCGAGGCATTCAACCGACTACGACACTATTACTAAAATAGTTTCGGACATTGAAAAAAGAAATACAGTTACAACGGTAAGAAGGCGCAAGTTATGATCACAAAAGCAAATATGAGAATTGGAGGCGTTGCGGTAAATTTACCAGTTGACTGGCAAAGCATTTCCATCAATGGCTCTTTCAACTCCGACAACGCTAGTAGTTCGATTGAAACAGATCAGATTAAACTGGTTTTAGAAGCCGCTAGGGAGGTGATTAATTACGTGGATGCAGGCACTAGCGGAGGCTTTGGTGTCACCGTTGGTCAAGATGTGGAATTAGAACTGGTCAACAATGATGGAACTATCAATGTCTTTCGCGGCATAATTGATTTTACGGATGGGTTTGAAATTTTAGACAGCCAAACGGTAAGCTGCAAACTAAAGGCGCTTGATTCCCTTGCTTTGCTAAAACAGCGGATGGAGGGAACTACCGTTGATTATTTGGAAAGCCAAAAAATATACACTCAAAACGATTACATCAAAATAAACTATCTAGTTGAGCCTGATAGTTCTATTCTTGAAATTGCTCTTTTAGGTTTGACTATTTATCTGCTTCAAAAAGAAGTAGCGGAAAGCATTAGGCGAACAGGGGAAGCCGCGGCAACTGCTTCGGGTATTATTTCAGGCAGTTTTACGGGAACTATTGGAGCAGCTGTTTTCTTAGTCGCCAAAGCGATCATTGAATTAGCGTACACCGTATTTATGGCTATCCAGATCATAAAACTGGTAAAGCAATTAAGCGGTGAATTAATTTCACCCACTCGACAGTTCAAAGGTATTAGCCTGTATTCATTGGTTAGCAAGGCGATAGGGTACTATGGCTATTCATTAAAAACAGACATAAAAGAATTGAAGGAATATGTGTATTTGCCATCGAAAACATTAGGCAGATCAAATAATAGTGGCTTGCCTACTGTGAGCGATTTCGGATATACGGTAAGTGAGGCGATAGAATTGTGTGAGCAGTTATTTGATGCGAAAACAGTTATAACAGGCAACGAATTTCATTTACGACCTAGGAATGATCCTTTTTGGCGTAAAAAATCAACCTATATTTTAACGGAGATTAGCCGTGAGGATTCCGAGAAGGTGGCGTTTAATTTGGACGAACTAAAAACTGGTTATTACTTGAAATTTGAACTAGACCCAAGTGATTTCTACACTTTGCGCGAATACAAGGGCACTGCTTTTACTGTGGCGACACAAAACAAAAAGCAAAACAATATTAATAGGAATTTGATTCGTGGTTTTGAAGAAGAAGCATTTCCTTTGGCGCTTGGGAATGCGAAAATAGAGCTAAACGATCTTGAAAGCGCTATGAGTGGCTTGATAGATGCTGCTAATGCGGTGTTGAAAATATTTGGGGGCAGCGTGACGAATCCAGTTAAGAATAGAAAAGGGATGTTGAAAATAAGTCAAAACACAACATCACGCGCGAAGCTATTGTATTTAAGTGGGGGCAAAATTCCAACAAATCACAGGGATAAGTTAAGCGCAAAATACTTGTGGGATAGGTTTCACAATAGAAAATCATTCGTGGCGAATAACTTCGGAGGGCAGTACCAAGTATTTAAGAATGTGCGGATCTCTTTGACTTTTAGCGATTACCAGCTACTAATAAGCAATAACTTCATAACCGATTGGAAGGGTAGGGAAGCGGAAATTACGGAGGTGGTTAAGTGGAGTTTTGATTCTGATACTGCAATAGTTAACTTTAAGGTAAAGCAGAAATACACTGATAATTTAATCGAAATTAAAACAGAGCCAATATGATGGTTGATTTTGACAAAGCGAAAATAATGAGAGATATAGAGGCTCATGTGCCTGCTGAGAAAAAACACCTATTCATTAGGCTGGTTTCAGATTTAGAGAAATGCGCCAAAACGCTTGATGCGGATGGGTGCTTGAAAATAGCAAACAAAATAAAAGAAATATGCCAGTAGTTGTTAATATAGCTTCATTAGGCTATTCGGATGAATTTAGTGCAGATCAGAATATCTTTGCGGCAACCTATTCGCCTCTATTTAATGGACTGGCAGGCACTTATAATTACGTAAAAATTTTAGCGCAGCTGGAGTATCACATCTTGCTTAATGCTGAGCAGTTTTCTATTTACGAAGTAAAATATGAAGGCGGTGTAACGAAGATACCTGTATCAACAGAAGCGCCAAATAGCGTGTTTTCAGTTGGTGATTTGGTTTATTACGAAAGTTTTTACTTAGCGCTTGTGCCTCCAGTGACCCCCGTCACGATTCAAGGAACCGCGACCGTTGTCTTTGTTAGCGATTCGGAAATATGGCTTGATGATGATTTCTCATACCCAGTATCGAATGTTGAAAAAACGGTGGGTTTGAAAATAATCGGATTGTCGGAAAAAAACTTTGTTGAATATGCGACAGGCTTGGTTCAGAATGGCGATCCATATTCAAATATTAGTTTTGTCACGAACGAATCAATGGCTTTTTACACCAAAACAGCAACTCAACCGCCAAATACGCTAAAAACACTAGCGCCTTTGGGCGTAAGCAATTCTTGGCGCGACAAGTTTTTAGGCGTTATAAAACAAAAGGACTCATTAACAGGAACTTATTTCAGTTTCGGCAATAACGGGGCAGATGCAGCCCCTTTGATAGTGCCTTACGCTATTCAGCAATATGAGTTGAATACTGGTTTCTTTATTCCTTTTTATACAGAAGACGAAAGAGAGAATATCATTAACGGCATCGCCCCGAATTCTCTTCTGGGCGACAATTCTTTGAAACACGTATTTCAGCTTCGTTTTAAAAAAACACTAGCGGACACTTCGCCTGCTGTTGGCGTATTTGATTCAAATAACGGTTCAGTAGGATGGCTTGGGGAATCGTTCAATGGTTTCACCAGCCAATATAGTGTTGAGAATGTCGTTATAAGAGACCTTTTGAATGAGCTAAAAACAACGGTAGATGTAGCAGGGAGCAAAGTTTCTTTTAGACTAAAATCTGTTGGAGGTTCGTTTGTAGCTTCGCAAAAAATACTCGTTTACTGGCAAATGATGCCCGATGAAGGCGTGTATTTGAACAAAGCAAACAGATATGATCAAAATATAAACCAAGAAGTAATATCTATCACCGCAGGCTCTAGCGGTCCAATTTCTCAGCCTAACATCTTTCAATCTTACTCCGCGGTTTTGGTTAATTCGGAAACCATTGATGTAGAAGTTGTTATTGATCCAAATGCCGATCAATTCGGGATAGGGAATTCTTACGACATAGGCGATTATTTTGCGCTTTACACCGTAGTAGGAAAGCAGCCTATCATCGCAACACCTAGCAATGATGTTGTTTCGTTGTTTGTGAAGATTGGGCAGCTAGAAAAAAATACCGATGTGCCCGACCTTTTGTTTAACGAAGGTTTTGAGATCTTAGCGCCTGATGAAAACTATTACACCGATTATGTTGGTGGGATAGAAGATGGAATTACGGTTAAGAATAGGTTCAAGTTGGACACGACAAAAAACGCACAGATAGATACCTTGAATGTGGAGTTCATCGGCTATGACCCATTAAACGGGTCAAGTTTCCTTATAAAATCGGAGGTTGTTAATTTCACCAGCCTATTTATTAACGGTCAACAGGAAATTAACATCGAAACCACTCGCGGTTTTAACGCTATTGATGAAGTGTTTAATGTTGTAAAACTAAAATCTGACACATTTAATGGTCAATTTAGGTTTTACGATCTTGAATATTCCACTAAAATACCATTTAGAGAAAACATATTAGTTGCCGCGCCCGATGTTTTCTTTGACAACACGAAGCCGTTGAATGGCTTAAACGAAAAAGCTTCAAACTATTCAGATTTGAATGGGTATGAAGTTAGGCTGCAAATAAGATTCGGAGTGAATAATGGGGAGGTTATCACTCAATATGCCATCACTTCACCAAAATTACGTATATTTGATTACCACGAAATAATAGCTTAAATATGATAGTACTACCAAATGGCGAAAACTGGGAAAATGAAGGCGAAAACACGCCTTTAGCTATCGCATGGGTTCGCGACATGTTCATTAACGCCTCAACATCACGCGATTTAGCGCAAGGGTATGAAGTTCAGAAATATGGCTCTGAATGGTTCCACTCGAAGATCATCGCTTATGACCTGTGCATTAGTACCGATGTTCGTTTTGATTTCACCACTAATTATATAATAGATGCCATTGGTTCATAATTTTGAAAAGGGGTTAGACCTAGTTCTTGACCCAACAGGCGCAACACCGCTTGTAAATCATGTTTTTATCAGCAAGAGCGGTAATGATGGAACTGGTACTGGAACACCTTTGAATCCTTACTTAACCTACGCAGCGGCTAGGGTAGCTCAGGGAACTGGAAAAACATTCATAATAGGAAGTGGCATATACACGGATTTCAATGTGATTGGAAATAACGCTACCATCAAAGGAGATGGATTAGTTATATTTGAGAATAATGGAACGAATTATTTTTTTTCTGACGCAGTTCAAAACAACTTTATTGAAGATGTTGTGTTTATTGGCTACTTAAGCTTAATGACAAACATAGGAAGAGGAATTAGGTTAACCAGATGCTTTCTGAAAGACACCGCTTGGGGCGGTACTAATGCGGCAAATGGTTCATTTGCCGATTGCACTATCGTTAATTGCACGATAAACTACACAGTGCCTGGCAATTCTGTTTTTTTAAGAAACAAACTTATAAATACTTCATTTACTTTCTCTTACACTTATGATTTCACATTCAAAAACAACTACATCGATAGCACTAGTGTGGTTAATATGAGCGGAAATACTGGTGTAGTTAGAGATTTCTCGTATAACAACAACCAAGGCACGTTAATAGGCACACCAACGGTAAGCATTGGAAACATAAATACAAACCCCTTGTTTGCAGGCAGTATTTCAGATAATGAAACTCTGTTGCAATTAGCCTCGCCAATGTTAGGAGGTGGTGAAGGTGGTCAAAACATCGGTAACGGCAAATTTGGAGAGTTATTAAATGAGGCAAGCACATCATTTGGGGTGTCGCCTTCCGCTAATGTCAACACTACATTTATAAGCGGTGATTTGGTTTTAACGAACCCCATATTAGATGGCTCGCGTACTTCTGCTATAATTGACTTAGGTAAATTATATACCTCCCCACGAATTAAATTGGCTGGTTTTACCGATTTTCTAAACAACGTAGCAAGCACATCAAACTTACTTTCAAACCCAAATCATTTGACGGTAAATATCCGATACGCTGGATCAAATCAAGTTTACACGGCTTATAAACCGTTTAAAATCGACAATACGGGCGTTAGAATATTGCTAGATGCAGGAGGGAAAAGCACTGGCGAGGATGGTTTCAAGTGGGCGACTGCAACTACTCAGAAGCTTAGATACATTCAGATACAAGTGGTAGTGACTAATAACTACATAGTTTCATAATGAGAGGTGTAGAGCTGTTTTTAGACCCTATCAAAGACCGCCTGCGTGGGTTGGAATTGGCTATTGAGGATAATGTTATAATAGAAGTGCGCGATAGTATCACTAATAACATTATAAACACAGCGAATATAACGATAGCAGGATCAACGAATGACAACGGAGTTCAGCTGGGAGGGGAATATAATTTTGTCGAGCCCAATTCCGTAGCACTAACCATTTCAGCAGCCGCGCCAAGTTATACGGTAGATAGTGAGGCATTTGCTTTCACTGGCAAGGGCGCTTTAGCTAGGGTAACGCTTATACTTGTTAAGATTACTTTAGAATTTGATTGCGATATTCTAACATTCACAGAAGGAGGGGCATCGTTAAATCAAAAAATTTCCTCATCTGAAAACACAGTAATTAAGGCGACCTTCACAACCACTAATATGACCGTACCGCCAACAGGTCAACTACGGTGCATCATTAGACAATGGGCAAGCGTTGGAAACTTAAACGAAGGTGTGTTTGAGTACCCTTTAACGAGCATTTCCGAAAGTTTAAGCGGTTTTTCTCTAGTGTACACGCTAGTTATAACACCAGAGGAAGCCAACAGAGGGGATAGAATTTCAGCTAGATTAATAGACTTGCCATGATCCGAATATTCCAAACAAATAGCGCACCCATGGGTGGTACTGGCATAGTTTGCAACCTAGGCGCGACAGTAGTGAACACAACGGTAACACCTACACAAGCATTTGACTTCTGTCATTGCGACTATGAATGTGTGTACGAAGAACCTGCTTTCGTGAATTTAGCAGACTTAAATAACAAGCATGAAAACGACAAAAAAGAAGTTTTAGTGACGCTTCCAGATGATAGTGGCAGTGTTGATTTCTTTTTAATAAATTCATCAACAGGGCAAGAAATACCTTTAATCGACAACACCTATGGAGTGAACTACCCATTCCCGTACTTTGGCGACAAAGCTGGCTACGTGGTGGAATGGAAGAAGGTAGTACCACTTCTTGGTTATTGCGTTTACCAAATTAAAGCGGTCATTGATAGCTTCGGAACTATTTCAGAGCAGATAACTCATAGGTTCAAAGTGTTGCCTTTTAGCGAAGAAAATGCGGACAACACGGTAAAAGTTAGAAGCATTCACAATGGCTACATTGAAGGTGGTTTTAACTATACAGGCATGAGCTGGGAGCGCAATGTGCGGTTTTACGGCAACATTACCGACTTCAACCCAACTCCTACGATAGATAACTATGAGAACAGGGATCGGGTAATAACGCAGATCAAAACGAGTTTAGAAATAGCTTATTCGCTTAACTTATTTAGCGTTCCCGAAAGCGTTTTCGATTCTTTCTTCAAAGACCACTTACTGGCTAATGAAGTGTATTTGAATGACTTCAACCTATTCGCACCAGTGGTTAAAATGCGCGATAAGCTTGTTTATTGGTCTGAAAACAATGAGATTAAAAGTTTTGTGAGAAACCGAAACCTTAAAATTTCGCTTAAAATGATAGAAAGCAATCGAAACATAGTTAAAAGGCAATGGTAGCAAGCGTATTCAGCGGAAAGTACTTCTACGAGGTTGAAGATCCGATAGTGTTCAAAGGAGTGGACGAGGAGTTGCGTTTTAGCCATCCTTATTGCAGAATACAAAAAGGTGTTTTAACAGTGAAACGCGGCTATCAGTTTAATGGCGCAAGCCCTAGAATATCCTTTATGACTTTAGAAATTGGCACGCCACAGGGGCGAGGAAACTACACGATAGAAGCCTTTGCGGTTCATGATGCTTTGTACCAGTTTGGCAGAAAAATCGGTTTAAAAAGAAGTTGTTGCGACAAAATATTGCTTCAAATGCTGCAAGAAAAGGGATTTCCTTTTGCTAAAATATATTACTTAACTGTGAGGGCATTCGGATGGAAAGCGTGGTGAGAGTGTTTAAAAATTTAATATCGCAAGATTACGAAGCTGCAATTATAGAGGTGGGGGCAATAATAGATACAGTGGTGACAGGGGCAAATAATTCATTCATACACATAGTTACTGCACTCTACCTTCTTGGTAGAGTAGCGTATTTTTTTTACTCAAAATACGTATCTTTAAAAAAAGAGCATTCGGAGGCGCTTAGTGCTGAGATAGACACAAAAATAAAACTGGCACAACTAAAGAAATGGGATATGCTGAATGTAGATGTTGGGCATGAAGAAGAAGTTGAGAAGTTAAAAAAACTGCGCGAAAAGCTATGGAAGAAATAACATTTAAATTAAGTCAAAGAAGCATTGACAGGCTGCAAGGCATTCACCCTATTTTGATTGAAATAGCGGTTGAAGGAATTAAAGATTCACCTTATGATTTTGGTATTCCGCAAGATGGAGGTCTTAGAACCGCTCAAAGGCAAAATGAACTATTTAAGAAAGGTGTTAGCAAGCTTGATGGCTTCAAAAAGAAAGGAAGGCACCAAGAGGGTAAGGCATTTGATATTTACGCGTTTGTAAATGGCAAAGCTTCGTGGGATGCAAAGCACTTGAAACCAATAGCTAGACACCTTCAAAGCATAGCGAAAACAAAAGGCGTTTACCTGCGTTGGGGCGGTGATTGGGAGAATTTTAAAGATTTGCCACATTTTGAAATGTTATAAGAATGGAAATATTAAGCAAAATATTTGAAAGAATTCAGGGAGGTTTAATGTCAACCATCCTAGGCGTGTGCCTTATAGTTTCGGGCTGGAAGCTAATGGGTAAAGTAGAAGATCTGAGCTACGACAGTGTTGAGTTAGGTTTGTTCTTGCTGGGTTTGTTCTTTCTGTTAATATCTGACAAGTGGATCTTAGGGCTGTTTAAATTGATAAATAAAAAGAAATGAAGTATATACCATTTGCAGTTATATTGTTTGTTTTCGTTGCTTGTAGTAAGGATGCGAGGCAAAAAAGAAGAGCAGAACGCAAGATAGAAGCTGCAAGGCGGTTAGATCCTTCACGTTTTGAAAACGATACTATTACTGTTTTCGACACCGTTGTTTTCATCTCCAAAACAGTTGACACGGTTACTTTATTTCAAAAAAACGACACTATTACGGTCATCAATAGTGATAGCGTTATTTTGAAATATTTTTACAACACCAAAACAAATAACATCTACCACGAAGCCACCTGCATAGGCGACACCGTGGTAGTTGAAAATAAGGTAATAGTTGAGAAAATAAAAATAATGAGTTTTTCGGAAACCCTTAGCCATTTTGGCTGGCGAAATCTGCTATTATGTGCCTTGCTGTTGCTTTTTATCTTGCTTTCTGTCGCATTCGTGACAAAAAGGTGAGCAAAATCAATTTCCGTGTATTTCGTTATTTTACGCTTCATTTGCCATCTATTTTCTTCAAAACAATCTCAAGCCCCATCGCCTCCGCGTATTTCTCAACGGTCGACATTAAGCCTGTGCCGTTCTCAATATTTCGAATGGTTTGCTGGTGCATTCCTGTCTTTTCGGCAATATCCTTCCTGAATAGCTCTTTAAATTTCCTCTGCTTCCGTAGTTCGTCACCTATCATTTGTGTATGTGTTTTGGTCTTATAACTTTCAAATATAGTGTTTTATACATTGTTGTAAAACATTATGTTTCAAATATCTTTAATTTATAATCATTCTAAATAAAACTATCTTTTCGTTAGAAAATAAGCGTTTCCGCGAACTTGGTTCTTTTCATTAAATGTTCTTCGAATATCTATTTCTCCATTTCTGTATAAAATACGTAGGCAGCTGCGTAGCTGTGTTATTTTCAGCCCTTCGATTTTGATTCCTTCATAAATCGTTTTGGCAGAAGTAGGAGTTTCAACACTTAGTGCTTTCACTATTTCTGCAAATACATCCCTGTTTAGCACTTTACTCATTGTTAATATAATTATTCGGTTTGGTTTATCCACCAATATAACCACATTGGGTTATATCGGTGTTATCGGCAATTAAGCCCAGAGTTTCACGGCAGTTTCATGCTTAGATTTTAATTCTTTTATTTTCTTGCTCGCATAAGACAAAGCCATTCCGTGTGGCCGCTCTTTCGGATTATCTTTTAAAAATTGGTGATATACCTTTGCTTCTTCGAGTTGTATCTCAAAAAATTCTAAACTCTCAGGCATTGAAAGGTCAATTTTATTTGCCATACTTTCCCAATATGCAGTTCTTTCACGGTAGGTATCAGCTTTTTTATATTCTTCCATTGCATTACTCATTCTATTCCAGTTTCGCTCAATTAATGCACGGTGTCGTTTTTCGCTGTGATGTCCTACTTTTATAGGTTCTGCAAGTGCCAAAAAATCTTTACCTTCATTGCTTTTTTCTTGCCAATCACTACCCTTTTTGTCCGCATTGTCAGCCCAATTATTTAGCTTTTCAACTTTATTTCTTGCTCTTTCTTGGTTATTATAACCATCAGCACGAGTAATTGAATAACAATACATAGGTTTTTCTTTTGTCCCTGTGTAGCCTACAAAATTGTGAACTATACATTCATTTTCTTTTCCATACTTGGTTTCAACTATAATAGTATCACCTTTTTCGTGCTTTTCTTCGCATTGTGCCACAAATACATTTGGGCAATATTTTTTGTAAGTATTCATAATATTTTGATATTTATTTGATTAAAAATTAAAAGCCGATAACACGGTATATATGCCATGCGCCAATTAGTGTCGTGCTATTTTTATGTTTATCGCGGGCGCACGTCACATATACCCATCGTTATATGAAAGTGGGCAGACCTACTTCGATTTAAGTTCTGTGAGAAAGAAAAAAGAAAAAATCTGCCCACGCTCATTTTAAAGAGATTTATTTATGACAACAATTTTACCTCCTACCATTGTACCACTTTCTTTGAAAGAACCTTTTTCAATATCAATCACTTCGGCTTCAACTTCATCAAGCCAATTTTTAAAATCAACTTGCTTTTTTTGGCTTCCGTTTACCCAACTTTCAGAAGTAATGCAAACCAATCTACCGCCACGAGAAAGGCACTCGTACATTTCTTTTAAGTGGTCAATATCTTGGTTTTTTGTAAATGGTGGGTTTGCAATAATCTTACTATAAGTTTTGCCATTGTGCTTAAAGAAATCATCTCCAATCAAATTAAAACGCAAACCACTTTTATTCAATATAACTGTGTTTACATCCATCAATTCAAAGCAATCAGGTATAACATCGCAAACTTTGTTTATTGCCTTGATAATTGCACCCTGTCCAGCACTTGGCTCTAAAATTGTATCGTGTTGTTTAAGTTCAGCTAAATAAACCAATTCGTCTGCAAGTTTTTCAGGTGTCGCAAAAAACTGAAATTCTTTTTTTAAGTTTCGTTTTTCACCATTTGCAATTTGGTCTAATAAGTCTGTCGGGTCGGTAGCGAATACAAACCCAAATACCTTACCACCTTTCCATTTACCTCCAATCAATTCAAGTGCTTTTGCTACTTCTTGATAAAGTTTACGGTCAAGTTGTACGTTTGGGAGTTTTACCGTTGTTCCATCAACTGTGCAATTCTGCAATACTTCTTCTTTTGTCATTATTTTATGTTTTTAAAATTTCCCACGCTCATTTTTCTTTTTTCTTTTACGTGCTTCAATGAAAGTGTAGTGCGTAAAATCCACCTTCATATAACACGGGTTTTGTGCAATTTGCCCTATTAACATTTGTCTATAATTTGAACATTTGTGCAAGGGCAAACTGACACAAAGCCCAAAAACGTTAGCCACAAGTTTAAGACCTGCGTTCATTTAAGCACTCTTCTACTACATTTGAAACAGCCAAAGACATTTTAGATTTGAAAATAGCATCTTGTTTCAGTTCGTTTGAAATTTTATCAAATAAACCATCGTTGTTTGAAATAATATTTCTTGCAACTTTATGCGAAAATGCTGTAATTATTGAGTTCTTAAAATCATCAGTTCTAATTACCGAATTAAAGCTATCTGAAATCAATTGCTTTAAAAATGTTGTGTTTTCTGAAACAACCGCTTCAACTAATTTTTTCAATGGAGAACTGTAATCTGTCAATACTTTTTGTATGCTTTCATTCATTGCAATTTGAGCAGTTCTTAAAATGTCCTGCTCCAATGTAATCGGTAGGTGTTTCTTTTCCGTTTTGGTATTAATTGCTTCAACTTGCATTTTTACATCTTCACGGAATTTTGAGTTTTCTGCTCTTAAATCTTGAACAGCTTTAAATAAGTTGTCAATTGTTTGTTGTTCTTTCGTTGTCATAATTATTTAATTTTAAGGTGATTATTAATAAAACCCTGTGGCTAACAATGTGTATAATTAATTGGGGTTGCAGTGCGGTTTTCAGCGTTTTACCTCGCCCCAGCGTTCAGTGTCTTTGATTGGTTCGTGCCACGTAATCCCCAACTAATCATACACTAAACGTTAGCCGCAAGCCTACCGACCACGTTTACGAGCTTGTTTTGCACGTTTAGACGCAGCCCTTGACTTTTTCTGTTTATTAGTCATGGACTTTTACGACTTGGTTTTGAACCCGAATATTTCATTTCAGGTAAATCGGAATAAGGATTTGTGTAATCCATCATTGTTGCTGCTAATCCCAACATTAGGGCTGCTTTTTTCATACTCATATTGTTATTTTGTTTGTGAGAACTGTCAGGCGGCTAGTGCAAAGCCGTAAAACGTTAGCGGCAACCTTACAGAAACTCATCAACCTTGTGAGTGTCTAATCCTGTATAAGTGTGTATTAGTTTCCGCAAAGCGGAACCACAACTTTCTACCATCTTAATTCTATCTTCAATAGCCATACCATCGTAATCTTGGTTATCATACATTTTGTCCATTAAAGCAGTTTGAAAAATAATAGTTGCGTTCCTAAAATCCCTTTTGGAATAATTAGGTTTGTTTTCATTACCTTTTGCATCTGCATTTTGGGTTAGCAAGTCGTTTGCTATTGATTCAAGTTCTGTTTTGTAATTTCTCATTTTATTATTGATTTGTGAAGAAAGGCAGCCGCACACACGTGCTATACAAAAGAGGCGGTTCGGTACTCCGCAGGAGCATTTATGGTTAAACAAACATTTGTACTCCGCATCAACTTTAGTGCTAATAATCGCCTCCTTCGTATAGCACCATACGTTGTAAGTAATACTACTTTTGTACTCCGTAAGAAACTATAATTTTATTAAGCACTTGTATTTTTGCTTTAATGCACGTTATTATTTTTTTATCGTGTTTAGTGAATTTTAAGTTATTCATACTACTTGTTAAGTCTATTGCAGTTATTTCGTGCCTTAGCTCTTTTATTTCTCTTTGTATTAATTCAATCATTTTATTTTGTTTTAGTTAATATTTCCGTACTACTTACAACAACACCTAAAACGCCACTACGCGGACGTTTAGCTAGGCGTTAATCATCGCTTAATGACTGCCCGAAAACTATACAAGCTAAACATACAGGAAGATACCACTTCCAATTATCTGTTTGAGTTATCCAAATCGATGATAAAATCATTCCACTTGTGAATATTGCTACTGAGTTTAAAAACTTTTTTACTTTTTTCATCATTCTAAAATAAACGCCCTATAACATCGGTTCGGCAATTTTGTCGTTTTGCTCAAAATCTATAAGCACACATTTAATTTTATCTATCTCTTCCATGTGATTTCTATCATGAAATTATTTTATATTCAAAGTGAAAGATTCTTCAACTACTTGTTCTAATTCCACAAGAAAAGTTCACGAAGTGAAGCTTTACCAGTTTCGTTTTCACGAATCTCAAAATTCATATTACCTCCAAAAGAGATGATATTAATATTTTCACATTGTAGTTTATTTTCTACTTTCATTTGTCTTGCCTGTGAAGTTCTCATGATTCTTAGTTTTTAAGTGTCTTATTTAATGATTCAAATATACCTATTTATACTTTAAAAATAACAAAATAGTTTTAAGAAATAGTAATTTATAATCATTCTAAATAGCGAGCGTGGGTTTTATAGCGGAAAAAATGTTTTACTTTTGGGTATGGTAACGAAAGAAATAGAGGCAAGGCAGCGAGCTGAGTTCTCGGAGCAGTTGCGAAATAAAACCGCAAAAGAACTAAAGCAGGAAGCTGCTTATATAACCAATACTATCTTGGCGGCTTTCCCGTTAAGCTACGCAAAGGTGGCTGGTAACAACTGGCAGCTTAATGCTATTAATAAGGAGCTGAAAAAAAGAATATAAAATGTGAATTGTTTTTTTTTTGTGTTTAATTTATTTTAAATATATTTGAAGCATGATACATGAACGAATAAGAGAACTAGGCATTAAAAAAATGTGGCTAGCCAAGAAAATAGGCATTAGCAATGTTTTGTTGTCGTACTATTTAACAGGCAGCAGACCCATGCCTGACAGAATTAAAAAGAAAATACTAGAAATTCTAGGTTGATTTTTTTTGTCGAAGCGGTTAAAATAGTTTAAACATTTAATCATGAGAAAAGCATTTAATTTCTATTACAGTTACTATGAAGTAATGAAAGAACTTCCCGAAAAGGAGAAGCTAACTTTTTTGACTGCAATATTAGAACGACAATTTGAAGGTATTGAACCTAATGGTTTAAAGGGTATGGCTAAGCTTGCGTACATATCACAGAAACATAGCATTGATGCGCAAGTGGTTGGTTATGAGAAGAAAACGGGAGTCACTTTAACACCTTTGGTAGGGGGTTCGGTAGGGGGTTCGGTAGGGGGTTCGGTAGGGGGTTCGGTACAAGAGAAAGAGAAAGAGAAAGAGAAAGAGAAAGAGAAAGGTGAACTGTCGCATATACCTGCTTTTGAAGATTTTCTCGCTCATGCAATTTCTAAAGTGCCTAACGTGTGTAAGGAAGCTGTCAAACTAAAATATGACAGTTGGGTAGAGAATGGGTGGAAGGATGGCAATGACAAAAAAATAAAAAACTGGCACAGCAAGCTTACTAATACTGTTGGGTTCCTGCAAAAACAAAAAACAAATAATTATGGAAGATTTGAGCAAAAAGGAAATATTGGATATGACGAGGCACTTGCCAAGTGGTAATAGTGAGCTTGATTTTTTTTTAAAAAATAGATCGGAAATAAAATTGCGCGATTTAGTGAATATAGAGCCGCTTAAAGAGGTGTTAAGATACTGCGTTGTTTTGGTTGGTATAAAAAAAGAAAACATGCCAAGCGATGCGCAAAAATCAGTTTTAATTGATTTTTTAATTAACCGACTTGGAGGTTACTCCCCCAGCGAAATTAAACACGCTTTTTTGTTAGCTGTTGAAGGAAAGTTAAATGTATCTGTAACCGCGTATCAAAGTTTTGATTCCGTTTACGTTTCCGATATCCTGAAAGCATATAAGAATTATATTGTTCAAAAAAATTATCACACAAAAGAAACTCAAGAGCCTATTAAAAAGGAAATAACAGAAAACGAAAAAAGAGCCGTTTTAAAGGTTTTTTTTCTTGATCTGATAGATAGGTATAAAAAATCTTTAAAATCGCTTAGGAGTGAAATAAATGATGAGTACGGAGTTGTGTACGACCAATTGACTAGGTTAGGTATAATGAATGCGACTACTCAAGAGAAAATAAACGCTTTTGAAAAGGCGAAACTGCTTACTTTCATTGTCAATATTGGGGATGCCAATGACAGGAGGGCGTTTAAGGCGTTTAAAGAATGCCATTTCAAAAATGGCTCTGGCGACAGGTCGAATGTTTATTACATCAAATGCAAGCAGCAATCAAAATCAATTCTAACCGATCAATTTATAAAGAAAAGCATAAAAGAAAATCGCGATCTTGAGGCGGAGATAAAAAAACATTTTGAATTATGAAAAGTAAAAGAATGAAAGCGCTAGAGGGCGCAGCGCATAGCTATATTGAGGCGTTTTGTAAGAAGCAAGAGATGGAATTTGAGGGCACTATCGGAGTGTGTGAAATAGTTATCTGCAGCGACTTCTATTTCAGTTTTCAGGATATAGTTCACGACATTGAAACAAAGCAGCCAAAAGGTCTTATAATTAAATGGTATTATGATTCAATTGATTTTCACCCGAAAGTTTTAAACTATAAAAGTTTTTGCATTGGCTTAAGGTTTGAACATATTGTTTAGAATGATTATAAATTACAGAAATATAAAACTATTTGTATGTTACTAAAGTATAATGTATTATATTTGAACAACAAAATAAACAAGTGAAGAAATGATAGTAACATTAGAATTAGAGAACGAAGATTTTGAAACCATTTTAGGAGGTGAAGAAGTCATCTCCATTGATTGCGAATGGTTATACGATGGCGGAACTGTTGAAGAGTGCCACGGGTTGCACGATATGGGTGGTTGGGTGCTTCAAAGCGCTAAGATAGAAGGTGAGTGTATATTAACCCAATTAGAAAATGAAATTTCATCGTCAAGAGGTGAAAAAAGACAGTTTTTAAAAGATGTTTCACAAAAAATACACCAATCATGCTGTTGAGCTTCGACCAAAGAAAAGCGCTTTTGTCCAGGATAAAGGTGCTAGATAGCCGATCAAATGGCTTGTTTAAAAACTATTTCCAAACAAGAAAAGAAAAGGCGTTGGAGTTAAAAACAGCGGTAGATTTGGAGATAAGCGCTGTTTGGAATATTTACACACAAAACAGAAAACATGGAACCGAAATATAAATGCGTGTTTTACGTGTTCAATGAGGTTTTGCCCATTGAATCGATGGTTATAACCGCGCGAAACACGCTTGTGGCTAGGCAAAACGCTAGGGCGATAGCGGTGAACTGCTTCAAAAGTAGCGTTAAATTTTCGCTAAAAAGGA